TTAAAGACCTTAATGCTATAAATAAAGACCAAATTGATAAAAAGAAACAATCAATTGAAGATCATTCTTCTAGAATAAAAGATATTTTTAAAGAGTCAAAAGATCTAGGTAATAATTTAGCGGCATCATTAAAATCAGAACAAACTAATTATGAAAAACAATTGGATCAAATTTCCAGTTATAAATCTCATGATCAACAATTAAATAATAAAATTAAAGCATTAGTACAGGAAGCTAAATTCTATGAAGAAAATGACCAATGCCCAACGTGTGACCAACCGATCGAAGAGTCGAAGAAGACAACAAAGATTGAGGGAATTAAAACTGACGCAGCCGCAATTCAACAAGAAAAGTCTGACCTAGATAGAAAATTAAGTGTATTGAATACAACCACTAAATCTATCAATCAAAGCATTGAAAAACTTAGACAACGACAAAACAAAATTAATTCTAACAATGATCAAATTAGTTTATTACAAAAAGAAATAGATAAGATACAAAAAGAAATAAATGGTTTAGTTGGTCAATCCGGAGATATCAAACAAGCTAAAAAAGAATTGACTAAATTAAGAAGTCAAAAAGATACTGAAACTGAAAGAAAGCTACAGCATGTAGAAGAAAGAACTTACAATGAAGTTATAGGCGAGATGTTAAAAGATACAGGCATTAAAACCAAAGTTGTAAAACAATATTTGCCAGTAATGAATAGACTTATTAATCAATATCTACAAGTATTAGATTTCTTTGTGGCTTTTCATTTAGATGAAAACTTTAATGAAACAATAAGATCAAGACACAGAGATACTTTTAATTATGCTTCTTTTTCAGAAGGAGAAAAACAAAGAATTGATCTATCTTTATTGTTTACTTGGAGACAAATAGCCAAGATGAAAAATTCAGCAGCAACAAATCTATTAATATTAGATGAAACTTTTGATTCAAGTTTAGATGTTGATGGTGTTGAAAACCTAACTAAAATTCTTAGTACTTTGGATGATGATTCAAATGTCTTTATTATATCTCATAAAGGTGATGTACTAGAAAATAAATTTAGATCCAAAATCGAATTCTACAAGGATAGAAACTTTAGCAAAATCAAATAGCTTTTGTCCTCGTAGTTCAACTGGATAGAACATCGGCCTTCTAAGCCGAGGGTTGCAGGTTCGAGTCCTGCCGAGGACGCCAATATAATAAATAGGGATATGCAACAAAATCACTTAAGGTGTCGAACAAAAAAGTGTAATTATACTGGTCCGGTACTTCATTTTGCTTTTATATATGGAACTACACTTTGTCCCTCCTGCGCTACAAAAATAGTATGGAAAAAAGGTATGGAAACTACTTATTCCGGTAAGTAATAAGGATATAACTAAATATTATGAAAAAAAGTGAAAAAAAATGAAAAAAAACCTTTACATTTGCTAAAAACTGTGATAGAATATACATATATTAAATAATTAAATAAGGAGTTAATTATGCATAATACCACAGTAGCCAAACTACTAGCCAAAGAAAATATTGAAGTCCAATACGGTAATTATAAAACCGCTTGGTTCGATATTCAATCACGTGTCCTAGGTCTTCCTATGTGGAAAGATATGGGTAAAGATGTCCATGATCTTTTTGTAGGTCATGAAGTTGGTCATGCTTTATATACTCCTTTCGAAGGCTGGCACGATACTCCTGAAAAATTAGAAGGTTGCCCACGTTCGTACATCAATGTGGTCGAAGATGCACGTATTGAAAAAATGATCCGTAGAGAATATCCTGGTCTAGTAGCTCCTTTTGCTAGAGGATACAGAACATTGGCTGATCAAGAATTCTTTGGTGATATATCAGATGTTGATTGGGATCAAGTAAAACTAATTGATAAAATAAATTTAAAGGCTAAGCTTAATAATCTTATTGAGGTTCCTTTTAATACCGAAGAAGCTACTCTTTTTAACAAAACAATGAATACTGAAACCTTTGCAGAAGTATTGGATGTTGTTAGAGAAATACTAGCTTATACTAAAGAGCATCAAGATGAATTGATGCAAAAACCAGAACCACAAGTAAGCCAAGGCGATGATTCCATTTCACCTGATGAAGGTGAAGAAGATATGGCACCACAAGGTCATGACGATACGGAAATGCCTGGCGACCAAGATCAAGGAAACGATAATGTCGAAGAGGACACATCAACGGAAGATGAAACGGACAACAGTGCAGGACAAGAAGAACAAGAAGGAGATTCCAGTTCTGATCAAACCGAAGAAACTGACCAGCCAGAAATAGGTGAAACTTCAGAAGCTAGCAAAACTCCAGAAGCAAATGAAGAAGATGTTTCTATAACAGATGAAATTTTCAGAAATTCAGAAGCTAGATTATTAGATGCTGATGAAGATGGAAATCAAGTTACAGTTGGAAGAGATAGAGGTAAAGAAAATGTTTCTTCAACAGTTATTCCTTATAGCAAACTTAGAGAATTAAGAGCTAAAGTATGGGCTCAACAAGAAGACTATATTGTTGATTCTCATAAAGATATTTTAGATGGATATGCAGAATACATGAGGTCAGTTAAAAAATCTGTTAATGTTGCCGTAAAAGAGTTTGAAATGAAAAAAGCAGCTTTTCAATGGCAAAGAGCTTCAACAGCAAAAACTGGTGTATTAGATACAAATTCATTACATCAATATAAAACACATGATGATATCTTTAAAAGAGTAACTCATTTGGCTGATGCTAAAAATCATGGAATGATTATGCTAATTGATTATTCTGGTTCAATGGCTTCAACATTGCCACAGGTTTTAGATCAACTTATCCATTTAGTTACCTTCTGTAAAGCAATCAATATTCCATTTGATGTATATGCATTTACTACAGAATTTGATGAGCTTAACCCAAGCCGAAAAATAAAAGATGGTGAAATTAGCTTTGACAATATGTCACTACCACAATTGATTTCATCTTCTTTGAGTAAAGCGCATTATGAAGAAGCTTTACAACATTTGTATATGAGAAAGCTTACATGTAATTGCCGATACAGCTGGGATGGACCTTCATATTACGATAGAGCTATTATTGCTACCGTTGAAGACTTTGGTTCAACACCTTTAAATGCTGCTTTAATTGTAAGCCACACCTTAGTTAAGAATTTTAGAAGAAAGCATAACATTGATAAAATGAATTTAGTAGTTTTATCAGATGGAGATTCAAACAACCTACAGGTTTGCAGAGATTACAATTTAGAAGATAAGCATGCAGATACTATCAGTTCTTGGTCTGGTCCAATGAATATTCTTGTTGATAATAAGAAATTAAAAATTCAAGGTAGACGTACAATTGCAACTAAAACTTTGTTAGAAAATCTTAAAAAGAGATATGATGTAACTACTTTAGGATTCTTTATTGCTCAGGATCGTCATGATTGGTCTACTAAAATAGCTCAAATCGAAGGACAACAATGGATTGATAGACATTCACCAATGTATCAAGATTTTCAAAAGCAATATCGTAAAAATAAAGTTGCTGTAGCAAATAATGCTTTAGGCTACGATAAGTTCTTTATGCTTAAGCCTGGTAAAGATTTATCAACTGAAAATGGAGAATTTTCCGAAGCAGTTACAGAAGATATGTCAACAGCACAAATTAGAAATAGCTTTAAAAAGTTTTCTAAAAACAAAAAGAACAATAAAGTGTTAATGAAACAGCTTGGAGGGGTTGTTGCTTAGTTATATTATTATAACAAAAAGATATAAAAAAAATGAAAAAAAGTGAAAAAAAGCCTTTACATTTACTGAAAACTGTGATAGAATATACCTATATTATAAAATAAAAGAAGATAAGGAGTCTTTATTATGAATGAATTGAAAGTATCAAGTCAAAAAATCCTTGAGGAATTGTCCACAAGGTTTCCTGGCAAGCAGGAATTTAGAACCCGTGAAGTTAAAGAAGCGGCTCAATCTCTTGGATATACCGGCAAAGACTGGAATCCAATATTTAATGCTGCTGAAAAGATTGGTAGAGGTGTCTACAATCTTTCTTCGCTTATCAAGCCAGTTGAACAACCAATTGTAAATTCAAATGTTGTTGCAATGGCACCACAATCAGTAGTCAATAAGGAAAGAACTTATGCTGCTATTGATCCTACGTTTGTACCATGGGGATCATTTTCTGATGTTAAGAAAGTAATCCAATCTGAAATGTTTTATCCAATCTATATTTCTGGTCTTTCCGGAAATGGTAAAACATTCATGGTTGAACAGGCTTGTGCCAAGCTTAAAAAAGAATTCATAAGAGTTCAAATCAATCCTGAAACTGATGAGGATGATTTGATTGGTGGATTCAGATTAGTAAATGGAGAGACAGTATTCTCCAAAGGTCCAGTTCTTAAAGCTATGGAAAATGGAGCAATCCTTCTCCTAGACGAAATTGATAGGGCTACTAATAAAATCATGTGTCTTCAAGGAATCCTTGAAGGTAAGCCAGTTCTAGTTAAAAAGACTGGTGAAGTTGTAGAACCTGCTCCAGGTTTCAACATTATAGCTACTGCCAATACTAAAGGTAAAGGCTCAGAAGATGGTAGGTTTACTGCTGCTTCTATTATTGATGAAGCTTTCCTTGAAAGATTTACAATTTCAATTGATCAACAATATCCTTCAGCTGCGATTGAAAAGAAAATCGTAACCAAGCATTTCGAAAAGTTTGGTGTTAACATCAATGATGATATTGAAGAATTTACTTCTAAGCTTATTGATTGGGCTGATATCATTCGTAAGACTTTCTTTGATGATGGTGTTGATGAAGTGATTTCAACTCGTAGGCTTTGCCACATTGTTCAAACTTACTCT